CTGTTATTCGTGTTATTGATCTTTACAAGTCAGACAAAGGTATGGACACTAAGTCTCGTAAGAAAGCCACCAAAGATGCAGCTAAGGCAGTAGTCAACAAACGTGCTACTAAACCTGACACTGCAGACCTAGATGGTTCCTTTAGTGAGTCCCAAGTCAAGAAGATGAATGACAAAGAGTTTGAAAAGAACATGGATGCAATCATGGAATCTCAACGTACTGGAAAGTTTATCTATGATCTTTCTGGTGGCGCAAGATAAATAATTAAAATAAATACTTGACACTCATGGTTTAATAAGTATAACTATGGGTGTCACTATAAATACTATATAAAAGCCCTACTATAAGTAGCTACCTTTTACTTTAGTATACCCTAAGCAAAACATTTTAGTTAAGACTTACCTGAACAATTACAGGCCCGTTACTATAACGCTACCCTAGAAAGTACAGCCTCTTGAATCTAACTGTTTTAGCTTAATTAAACCTAAGCCAAAAACATTCAATGGAGGATATACTCATGGCTTTTACAACAGCAACAGGTTATGGGAATTTACCTAATGGTAATTTTAGCCCTGTAATCTATTCTAAAAAAGTACAACTTGCATTCCGCAAGAGTACTGTATGTGGCGATATCACTAACTCTGATTATTTCGGTGAAATTTCAGCACAAGGTGATACCGTTAAAATCATCAAAGAACCAGAAATCTCTGTTTCGCAGTATGCACGTGGTACAAGCGTCACAGCACAAGACTTGGATGACGAGGATTTCTCGTTAGTCATTGATAAAGCTAACTATTTTGCTTTTAAGATGGACGATATTGAGGAGGCTCACAGCCACATCAATTTTATGCAGCTTGCAACTGATCGTGCTGCTTACCGTCTTGCTGACAATCATGACCAAGAAGTTCTTGGCTACATGTCTGGTTACGCACAGTCTGCTAATCACAGTGCCGCTGGTGCTTTGAATACAACTATCAATGGCACTAAAGCAGTATCAACTGCAGGTGCTAATGAACTGCTTTCCTCTATGCAACTGCATAAGGATGACTTCGGCAACATCACTACAAGCTCTGCAGGAACACACTCTATTCCTCTGGCTGCACGTTTGCCCGGTGCTACTGCTCTTCCAACTGCTACAGCTTCACCAGCAATGGTTGTTGCTCGTATGGCTCGTTTGCTTGATCAACAGCAAGTTGACAAACAAGGACGGTGGATTGTAGTTGATCCAGTATTCATGGAAATTCTTGCTGATGAAGATTCACGCTTCATGAATGCAGACTTCGGTGAATCAGGTGGACTGCGTAATGGTTTGACCATTAGCAACTTCCACGGCTTCCGTGTGTATTCTTCGTCTAATCTGCCATCAGTAGGCACTGGACCCGGAACTAGTGGTACTGCCAACCAACTGACTAACTTTGGTGTTATCGTAGCTGGTCATGATTCTGCTGTAGCAACTGCCGAGCAGATCAACAAAACAGAAACATATCGTGACCCTGACAGCTTTGCTGACATTGTTCGTGGTATGCATCTATACGGTAGGAAGATTCTTCGTCCTGAAGCAATCGTCACTGCCCGTTATAACGCAGCATAAGGGAGATATAAATTATGGCTACTTATGACATGACTTCCAGTGATACTGCTGGCGTTGGGGCAAATGTTCTTGCTGTTCCAACCAATGTTGGTAATACTGTACGGACCATTGAAGCAATCTTAGACATTGACGCAATGGTAACTGCTGGTTACTCTGGTGCAGATGGGGATATCTTTCAACTGTTAGAAATTCCTGCTGAATCAGTTATTGTTGCTGCTGGTGCAGAAATCATGAAGTCCTTTACGGCTTCTTGTACCTGTAATATTGACTTTGCTGGTGGCGATGACATTATTGACGGTGCTGCATTAGATGCTGCTGCTGGTACATACCTTGCAAAAGGTACTAACGGTGAAGCTAACATCGTCAATACAGGCGCAGCTTCTACATTTGCTGCTGCTGCTTTGGCATGTGTTGGTGCTGCTGATACCATTGACGTTGTTGTTGCTGGTGCTGCACCCGCTACTGGACGCCTTCGGGTATACGCAGTAGTTGCAGACGTTTCAGCCGCAATGACTGAACCTGCTGTTGCACAGCGTGACCTTATTTAATAAAAATATATACTTTGGGGCTGGCTATATGCTGGCCCCATTAGTGTATCAAGTTTACAAAACAAAAAACTCTTGGTATAATTTTAAGGGATTGTAATGGCGTATACGTATTTAGATATTACTAATGAAGTCATTGCTCGTTTTAACGAGGTTCCTCTTACATCCTCTAACTTTACTGCAGCTAGGGGCTTTCAAATACAATGCAAGAATGCAGTAAATGATGCTATTGATTTTATTAATACAAGTGAATTTAGCTGGCCTTTTAACCACGCTACACAGACAGATACTTTAACTGCTGGTACTACAAGATATACTATTCCTACCACTGCAAAGCATGTAGACTACGATACCTTTAGACTTGTTAAGGATACATCTTTAGGTGCCTCTGGGGGTAACTTAAGTCTGTTAGATTACAAAGACTATTTAAAAAGCTATATCACACAAGAAGATCAGACAGATGTTGGTGGCGTACCACGTAATGTGTTTAGAACCCCTGACAATAACTACGGTTTATATCCTTACCCAGATAAAGCGTACTCTTTAAAGTACGAATACTACTCTTACACAACTGCTATGTCAGCATCTACAGACGTTCCTGCAATACCTGAACAGTACAGGGCTGTTATAGTGGACGGTGCTACAGCCTATGGGTATCAGTACAGAGGTGAGTCACAGCAGTTTCAATTAAACTTTCAAAGGTTTGAGGCTGGTATTAAAAACATGAGAAGTTTACTGGCTAATAGGACAGACTATGTGAGGTCTACAATGATTACAAGGTCATCAAAACCTACAAGTTTATTTGGTTAAGGATTAACTATGGCAGACGAATCAGGTCTTAATCCTTTTATCTTTCCTTGTCAGGGTGGGTTGGTACTTAACCGATCTACTTTTACTATGGAACCGGGACAAGCGTTTGAGTTACAAAACTTTGAGCCTGACATTAAAGGTGGCTACCGTAGAATAAATGGTTATGCTAAATGGAATGCTAATATAGTTCCACAGACTGCTGCCTCTACTGAAAAAGTATTGATGTCTGCTTATCATAATGGAGAGATTATTGCTGCTAGAGGTACTAAAGTTTTTAGAGCATCTGATGCAACTACGATTCTTAATGGTGCAGTAAACAATTCAGTTACCACTCTTACAATAAACAGCACTACAGCTTTTAGTACAACAGGTACAATTCTTATCGGTACAGAGCAGATTACCTACACAGGTAAAAGTGCTACACAGCTTACTGGTTGCACACGTGGGGCTAACAGTACTTCTGCTGCTGCACACTCAGACAATGCTGCTATTTCTCAGTACTGGACACAGATAGATACAGGTAGGACAGGGGCAGAAAAGTATTTCTTTTATAGACAAAATTTAGGCGGCACTGAAATAATAGTATTTGCTGATGGTGTTAATAGAGCTTCTTACTTCTCTTCGGGTAACTCAGTAACGGACATAAATGGGACTAATGCACCTACTGATCCTAAGTTTGTAACAGGTTTTAAAAATACTTTATTCTTTGCTGGTATGTCTAGTAACCCACAAGAGCTTCTTTTTTCAGCACCTTATTCACCTACAGATTTTACTGCTGCTAATGGTGCAGGTTCTATTAATGTAGAAAATCCTATTACTGGTTTGTTTCCATTTCGTGACTCTCTTATTATATTTTGTGAAGAACGTATATTTAAATTAGTTGGTAATAGTATAGCAGACTTTCAGTTACTTCCTGTGTCTCGTAATGTTGGTTGTATGAATGGTTTTACTATTCAAGAATTTGCTGGTGATGTTGTATTCTTAGCAAGAGATGGTCTTAGAACTATTGCTGGTACTGAACGAATTGGTGATGTTGAGCTTGGAAGTATTAGTACACCTGTACATCAATTGTTTAGTAGCTATAGTAATATAGATGAGTTTGATTCTTTAGTTGTACCTGATAAAACTCAGTACCGTATATTCTTTTGTGATACCTCATCTTCTACAGATGCAAGAACTACAGCAAAAACTAAAGGTGTAATATGCCACAGGACAGAGCAAGGGTATGAATTTTCTGAAACACTAGGTATTCAACCTTCTTGTACAGATCACATTAATGATGATGGTGTTGTATATATTACACACGGTGGTTACGATGGGTATATATACAGACAAGAACAAGGTAGTACTTTTGACGGAACTACTATTATAGGACGGTACAGATCACCTGATTTAGCTATGGGTGACGCAGGTATACGAAAAAACTTTCAAAGAGTTATTATTAACTATTCTCCTGAAGGTGTAGTAAACTCTGATTTATTCTTACGTTACGACTATGAAGACCCTAATGCACCACGTCCTGCTGCTTACCCTTTTGACAGTACTAAGGTTGTTGCTATTTATGGTTCATCTACATACGGTACTGCTACATACGGTGGTCAGTCTAACCCTCTTGTTAGGCAAGCAGTAGAAGGTAGTGGTTTTGCAATAGCACTAAGAGTTGTTGATAATGGTACGTCAGAACCTTACTCACTCAAAGGTTTTCAGTTAGAATTTGATGCAGCCGCAAGGCGTTAAAGGAGAAATAAATGGCTGGTTATATACGGCAGTCCACATACACAGATGGTGATATTATTGATGCATCAGACTCTAATGATGAGTTTGACCAGCTTTTAGCTGCCTTCAATGCTTCCTCTGGACACACACACGATGGTACTGCTGCAGAAGGCGCAGCTATTACTAAGCTATTAAGCAATACACTTACCTTTGGTGCTGGCAGTGCTGGCACAGATATTACAATAACTTTTGATGGCGAGTCAAATGATGGTGTACTAAAGTGGATGGAGGATGAGGATTACTTTGAGTTTTCTGATGATCTACTTATTGCGTCAACCGAAAAAGTTCAGATTCGTGATACTGGTATTTATCTTAACTCTAGCACTGACGGTCAGCTTGATGTAGTAGCTGATGGTGAGGTGCAGATTGCATCTCCTATTGTAGATATTAATGCTTCCACAGGATTAGCCTTAGATGGTGCTAACCTTAACTCTGCATGGACTGTCAATACAACTAACAAGATTCAGTTTCGTGATACAGGCCTGTACATTAACTCTAGTGCAGACGGACAGCTTGACATTGTAGCTGACACAGAGATACAGATTGCTGCCACTACCATTGACATGAATGGTGCTGCAGACATCTCAGGAAACTTAGCTGTAGGTGGTAATCTTACTGTAGCTGGTAATGCAACTGTAACTGGTACTACTACCTTTAATGGCGGTACAATTACTATTGGTGATGCTGCTACAGATAACGTTGTGTTTGGTGCTGATGTAGACTCCCATATTATACCTGACGATGATGACACATATGATTTAGGTTCAGCTAGTCAAGAATGGCGAGACCTTTACATAGATGGTACTGCACATATAGACACACTAGACGTTGATGCCAATGCTACTGTAGCTGGTACTCTTGGTGTTACTGGTGTGTTGACAGGTTCTTCGTTAGACATTTCAGGTGACATAGATGTAGACGGTACAACTAACCTTGACGCAGTAGACATTGATGGTGCAGTACAGCTAGATGCTACACTTACTGTTGGTGCTAATGATCAAGGCTACGATGTAATCCTGTACGGTGATACAGCTTCAGCTAACATGACTTGGGATACTTCAGCAGATGATCTTATTTTTAATGGTGCTGCTGGTCTTATTGTACCTGACGGACAACTAACACTAGGCTCTACTGCTGTTACATCTACTGCTGCTGAGTTAAACCTTCTTGATGGTGTATCAGGCTTAGTACAGGCTGACTTAACTAAGTTAGCTGCTGTAGATTCAACCGCTGCTGAACTTAATATTGTAGATGGTGGCACTTCAGCTACTTCTACTACAGTAGCAGATGCAGACCGTGTTGTTATGAATGACAATGGCACTATGGTGCAGGTTGCAGTAACAGACTTAGCTGCATACTTTGATGATGAAATCACTGCTATGCCTAACCTAGTTAGTACAGGGGCTTTAAACTCAGGCAGTATTACCAGTGGGTTTGGCACTATTGATACTGGCTCTAGTAATATTACTACTACAGGTGTAGGCGCATTTGGTTCACTAGACATTAGTGGTGACATTGATGTAGATGGTACTACTAACTTAGACGTGGTAGATATTGATGGTGCTGTCAATATGGCAACAACACTGTTGGTTACAGGGGTAGCAACACTTACAGCTACACCTATAGCTAACGCAGGTATATCTGTAAAGAACGGAGCTACTTCCGCTGGCTTTGTAGAGTTCTTTGAGGACTCAGACAATGGGACTAACAAGGTAACACTAATTGGTCCTGCATCTACTGCAGATGTGACCTTGACACTACCCACAACTACTGGTACACTTATAACATCTGCATCTGCAATAGACGAGGCTACAGCGTTAGCCATAGCATTAGGATAATAGAAAAATGGCTAATACATTTAAAACGATTACACGGGATGTAGCACCAGCTAGTGCTGGCACACCTGAAACACTATACACTGTGCAAAGTAGCACTAGGATTATTATTTTAGGACTAACCTTAGCTAACGTACACACCTCACAAGTTACTGCTTCAGTTACTTTAGTGAGTACAACTACTCAGACCTCTCAAACACAGAATACTACAGCACACTTAATTAAAGATGCTGCTATTCCAGTAGGCTCAACTCTAGCTGTACTGGATGGTAAGATCGTAGCTAACGCTGGTGACATCATCAAAGTAGATTGTTCTGTGGCTGATAAGGTTTCAGTTGTAATGAGCTACATGGAGATTGACAGCTAATGGCAGGATATATCGGGAATAAAGCGGTCAACCTTAGTACCTCTGGTGCTGATATTAGTGGTACAGCTAACTTAGATGCTGTGGACATTGACGGTGCTGTTGATTTTGCTTCAACTACTGCTCATGCTGGCAACGCTACTTTTGCTGACAATGCTAAAATATTGATGGGTGCTGGCTCAGACCTACAGCTTTATCACAATGGATCTGCAAGTTATATAACTGACCAAGGCACTGGAAATTTAGTTTTAGGTGCAGCAGATAGCATTA